CGTCTTTAAGCAAAACGCTGTCAATAGTTACGCCGCCAGCTGCGGTAATCTCACTAATTGTATCTACGTTCAGGCCACCAGTAGCGGTAGTCGCACCGGTTACACCGAGTGTACCTGCGATTGTCGTATTACCACTGGCTGCGGTAACATTTACTTTATTGGTATTTACCGCAAAATCACCGGTTACCTCAGCGGTACCGCTCAAGGTAGTGTTGCCAGTAACACCTAGGGTGCCACCTAATTCTGCGTTGCGAGACGCGAAAACATCACGAGGGCGAGTAGCCCCTGTTTTGCCAATATCGTAAGTATCGTCGGTAAACAGTAAGTCCGAAGTTGTAGTAGCATTGATTGTAAGGGTGTCAGCAGCGGCGTCACCGATTACAGTGTTGCCAGATACAGTAACGTTAGCGGCTGAAATGTCCCCAGAAAGGGTTGGGTCTGTAATGCTAGGAGACACCAGTGTTTTATTCGATAACGTCTCTGTACCCGCCAAGGTAGCAAGTGTACCTGTGGTTGGGAATGTTACGTTAGTAGCGCCAGTGGTAGTCAGTGTCAGCGCGTTCGCACCAACAGTAGTCAAGGCACCAGCAGTAGTCACTGCGCCTGTGAGCGCGACTGTGTAGCCCCCAACAGTCAAAGAGTTGATGTTTGTGACCGCTTCTACGACGTTTGTGCCATCACAAAACAAAAGCATAGCTCTGCCTTGCGGAATAGACACACCAGTACCAGCAGCTGTTGTTAGGGTTATGTTGCGAGCATTACCGGTGCTGTTCTTGGCGATATACATCTTGGACAGTGTAGGGCAGACTACGGTACCGTCGGCGCTTAGCGAGGTTCCACTGTCAGTGAACTCTAACATCGCGCAGCGGGATTCAGCCGTTATGCCGTCCGCAGTCGTGAGCACATGAGAGTTAGCCACCCACGAGTCAATAACCGCACGGCCTGCTACTGCTTGTTCGACCATCGAAGTGATATTGTCGTTGACTACATCACCCCATGTACCACTTAACTCTCCTTCAACGGGAAGGGCGAGTTTAAGAATTGGTGTGTATTCTGTTGTCATTTAGCTAACCTCATGCGGCAATGTTTCCCCAATTCGGGGTCTGTTGTCGTGACACGTTATCCCAAGTAGGGGTTTGGGTACTGCTGATATTCTGCCAGTTCGGATCCTGATTGTCATCAATTTCCCCCCAAACGTTGACTCCACCAACAAACCCTGTTATTTGGATCCCAGTTACTACTACACTAGCATTTGCGGATACGATTACAGTGCCGACACGCGTTTGCCCGTAGACCCCTGTTACCTTCTCTACGATACCGAGCGCTATCGATACATTACCAACAGCGCCTGTCGCTACTTCTCCAGAAACAGGTACGTTCGCAGCGGCGTTAGTAGCGACCGTACCAATAATTCCAGTCGTGCTTACCCCTATGGGGTAGACATTAGCGGTACCTACAACGGCTACAGCTCCGAGGCTGCCAGTGGCATTTACGCCCACTACAGAAACATCTGCGTTTGCCGCTACAACTACAGTACCAAGAGCACTCGCCGCAGCCACTCCAGTTACATCTACGTTCGCATTCGCGGTAACCGCGACAGTTCCTAGGGCGCTAGTAGCTTCGAGTCCTGTTACAGAAACATCCGCGTTTGCCGATACAACTACCGTACCCACACTGCTAGTAGCTTCTAGCCCGGAAGGTTGCGCAGTTGCTGCGCCACTAATAGCGACAGTACCAAGAGCACTTGTAGCCGCAACGCCATCGACTAATACTACTACAAGGTCAGTGCCCCAAGAGCCTTGGCCCCAAGCAGCTCTACCCCAGCCTGTATATGTAGCAGAAGATGGCATCTATCCTCCCTAGGCGATTCGAATAATGGCGTTAGATGCGTCGGCAACTGGGAACTGGATAGTAAAGTCACCGGCTGTGGATATCTTATCTGCGCCAAAATCAATAACCGCTACTGCGGGGTTAGTACCCCCAGACTGGTATATGAGTGCGCCTCGGGCTGTGATAGTTGCAGTTGACCACGTAGTGTCTGCGAAATCCAACAGTGCTGTGGTACCAGAAGTAGTCGGAGCTACTACGGTCAACGTATTACCCCCAGCAACATAACCGGTTCCCGAGATTTCGTTGGTCACAGAGTACGCCGTGGTGGCCGCGTCTAGGGTCGCACTAGATGTGTACAGTGCGATCTTAAATGTTTGTGACGTATCGCTACTAAAGTCCATCTCACCATCGAGAAGGGCTAGTTTAAACGATGTACACATTGCCTGCGAAATTGCCATTTTTTATCTCCTAACTTACTGTACTGGGGTACGGAATTGACCCGAACGATACGCGTCTTCTCTAAGTTTACCGTCCCCAAGATTTTTGAGTAGTTTAATTGCTTGGACATACAGTTTTTCGTACATCTGCACAACGTCTGGTTCGCCCTTCATAAACCGGATTGCTTGTAGTAGCGCCCCGTTCAATAGTGCAGAATCAAATTCGTCGCTTAACCACGTAGTCCCAGCGGTAACAACAGATTCTGGGTAATACCCGTAGTGCAGTTCCATGGCGTACCCACTATTAGGGGTAGGCCCGAGGAGAAACGAATTGTCGTCAAAATAAGCGTAATGCTGTGGTAGCCCAACAGATGTGGTAGTAGGGTACGCCTCACGAATAAAGTTTACGTCTTTATTAAGGAGGAAATGGTAATCCCCAGCGGCATCCACAACCGCCAACGAGTAAGCCCATAAGAAATCTGTCGGGATAGACAGGTAACCAACGTTTTGGGTCAGTGTACCTGTCACGTTCTTTCGCAGTGCAGGTATCTGGACTGTGTTGTATATGGTTTGTTCAGCCTGCTGCGTAAACATAGCGAGCTGCTCGTCTGTGAAAGTGGTCTCACAGATGTCTTGGATGTTAACTTTCAGCTCAGTATAGTTCATGTTTTACGCCATCGGCCCACGGGCCATAGTTCCCTTGGTTGCTGCACCAACACCACGGACTTTAATCCCTGTGGTTTTGACGCCTTTCATATCCGGCTTAGGGCCGTGACCGCATGGGCGCACGCCTTTATCCTTGATAACCTTCACTTCTTCCATCCCAAAAACATTCATTTTAGCACTCCTACGTAATGTCTATGATAACTTGGCCTATATATCCAGTACCAAGTAACGTGTTAGGGGTTAGTCCGTACGGGTCGCTTCCACCACCCACGGGATTCCAGCCCCACTGAATATCTCGACTGCTCCGACTCCCAGCTATACCGATACTTGTATCTATTCTCGGGTTGCGTATGGCCTGCGGATCATCAACGGGGAACTCCCCCAGCTTGTTCTGTGGCTGGTCAGGGTTCCAACATTCTGGACACGCCTTAATATTCGTGTCTCTGCCCTTAACAATAAGGCTGCGTAGTTCGCGTAGCTTGTACTCAAACCCGCACACATCACAAAGCGCTAGAGCTTTCTTAGAGGATGCAAACCTATTGCCCACGCTATATCCTACCTATTCTAGGGACAAACCGTGCGGATGTCTTCTCCCGGTCTTCGCCTGCGGCTAACGCGAACTGCTCTTCATAAGCTTGTTTAAGCATCGAGATTCGATCTGCAAGCTCAGGTATTTTCATAGCGATGTAGAACGCTAGACCCGCCACTAGTACTGGTAAGAACCGAAAGTTCATATCCGAAGTCTGCACGCCACTACCCGCGTCTTCAATCCGGCGCATACGCCAGTAGTACAAGACGTAGTTGTCATTGTCCGGTACGGGCCACAGATTAACTTTAGGCGCATCTCGTAGCCGTTCAATGTAGAGTTGTATTGGTCTACCCCGTGATAACTTGTTAGGGATAGCCGCGTAGGTGCTAACACTAATACGACTTATGGTAAGGTCGGATTGTGTTGCTTGATTGCCTGCCCCTGTACGGATTTGGTGTTCCATCAGATCAATGGTATCCGCAGGGAGAGTATACTCAGAAGTTCCATCGACGAGGTTTATAGTACCCTCATCAATCGTCCACATGTTTATACCACGGTTCTGCCACTCGATTGTCATCAAGTTCATAGAACGTCTGGCAGTACGGAGGTCGTACCCCGAACGCATTTCACGTCCAGCACGTTCCCACGCTTCTTCAGCGATTTCCGTAAAGTCCATGTTGAATGCTGTGGTACCCGATGTGGTCATGGTTACTTCCCAGTTTTCTTAATAGGCTTCTTAGCAATCTTATACGATACTGGAGCTTCCACAGGCTGCATCTCTGCTAGCTTTGCTTCTGCTTCCGCTTTACTCATCAAGGCGAAGACAACAACCTTATAGGTGCCGTCTTCGTTTTGTGTACCTATCTGATATACAGGTTCCCCTGTCGAGAACCGACCATTCTGGAAAACTTCCATCACTTCTTCTCCTTCCGCTTTGCTGGGGATACCTTACGTGGTTTACCCGCAGGTTGTCCCAGTTTTTTCTTCTCGGCTACCTTCTTGCGCTTTTCGGCTGCGCTCATCTCGCCACTTGTTTTGGGGGTTTTACTGCTTACACGTTTCGACGGCCTACAGTATGGTGTCCCGCGTGATTCCCCCTCTTTGCGTCCGCAAGCCTTACCAGTACGTACGTCTTTCCAGTCCTCTTTGAACCAGCGTTTAAGTGACGTACCTTTCTCTGTCTTGCGAACTGCCATTATTTCTTACCTTTTGCTTTCCTACATTTAGCGATTGCTCCCGACGCATACGCTGACGGAAATACTTTATATTGTGACTTTACCTTGGTATAGCACGAATCTTTAACCGTGCCCCCGGCTTTATACCCACAACCGCAATCGCTTTTCTTGTAGTATCTACGCATTAGGAACCTTTCATGGTGACCATTTTAGCACTGCGAACGCCCTGCTTAGCACAACCTGCGCCACGGACTTTACCGCCAGACTTATAGCCTTTCTTGGCCATACCGCCAGATTTCATACCTGCGGGAGCGCCCATCGCTGTAGGTGCTTGGCTAGGTACTCGTGGAGGTAACATTTTCTTCTTCTTCCGGGGATCTCGTGGATCCATAGAAGCTTCTTCGTCCCGCATAGGGGCTGCGCCCTTAGGCATCATAGGTGCTTTTGCACCGGCTGGGGCAGTCATACCACCCATCATCATCTTCTTAGTGCCTTTCATGAAATATTCCCCTTTGGGTGTTTAACAATTCCACTTTCGCAAACTCTTGTTGATACGGCTATCTGGATCGTTAGCCGTCTTAGAGCTTGTGTTCTTTTTCTTCATACCCGCCATACGGGCACAAAATGATTTGCGGCGGTTAGCATCTTTAGAGCCTGCCTTTAACTTGCTAGGATCTTTGGTAACCGCAGTTTTAAGCTTACTGCCCGGATTTGCTTTACGATAACTCTCGACGCCTTTTTTATTAAGGCCCCCAGACTCGCTCTTGCCCGCTTTACGCGTCCAAGCAGGTGACTTCCCAACAGAACCACCTTTTTTATAATAGCATCGCATCCTGCACCCCTAGCTATAGAAGACAGTCATTGCGCTAATATTAGTCATAGCGGTAATGAGTACGTCATCTTGACACCGAATACCCCAATCAGGGATGTTCACGGAGTGAGAGTCCGAAGCAAGGAAGTCTAAGTCTAGTATTGTACGCCCGCCAGCACCATCGGTAATAGTTAACCGACCTGCGCCATCAGCGGTAGTCAATACTTGAACTTGTCGAATACGTGCAGGCCCAACAGCCAAAGAAGCTGCTGCGGTAACCCGTTTAGATTGAACATCAGAATTAGACATACCAGCCTCCTATTAGCTAAGAGCGGCACCAACGGCGGTAACCCAAGCAGCGCCAGTATTAATTACGATGCAATATTCGTCGTTGCCTGCGCCGTTATCGCTAACCATATAAGCGGTTCCGATTGCGGTGTCAGCAAATGCCGGTAAGTTGGCAGTCGTAACAACGGGGATTTGGAAGCCGTTATTTGAACGGACTGGTCCAGAAAAAGTAGATAAAGCCATGAGAATCTCCTGTCGTGGCTAGTGTCAGCTGCGTTAGGCAACTGTCAGGGATAGGTAGTTTATAACACAAAAAAAGAAAGGGGGCAAGTTAATGCCCCCACCCTAATTACGCACCGGGTGAACCGAAGATACCCAATGGATCAGAGACGCCGAAAGAGTAACGCTCTCGGGCTTTATAACGGCTGTTGCCTGTATCGAAGTCTGCATCCATAGAGGTAGACATCGGGGTACGGACGAAGTGCTTCAAGCCATTAGGTACATCAGTCATCAAGAACCAAGCATTGGTGTCTGTCAGATAATGGTTAACGGAGTAGCCTTGTGGGATAGAACCGTTATTGCGGATGGCGTTGATGTCGTTATCCGCAGTACCTACGCGACCCTCAGTATCCAACAAGCGGGTTGCAACAAACTGCAAGGCTGGTGGAATGATGAGTTTCTTAGGTTGAGCAGCGATCAACAAGCCACGCTCATCGGTCCACTGACTGATTTGAATAACGGCGGCTTCAAGAGAAGTCTCGTTAAGGTCAGCAGCGACAGTTGGGCGGTTTGAGTTGGTGCCACCAGAAACAAGCGGGTGAGCTGTAGAACAAAGAGTTTGGCCGTCACCGTAAGTGGTGTTAGCAAACGCGTTGTTGAGTACAGAAGCAGCCTTAACTTGCTTAGTGTATGCCATGGCGCGAGCCAATGCTTTAGTATAACGAGCAGACAAAGAGTCATACAGGTTATCTTCAATAGCTTCCTCAGTAATTGAGAAACCCATCGCAATGGTTTCGTGCACATAACGAGCACTCCACGCTTCTTGAGCATTGTCATATTCGATGGCTGAGCCTTCGCCTTTGACAGGTGCTGCTGAGAAGCCAGATAATTTAGTCTCTTCCTCAAAAGAACGATCTGAGGATTCGGTTTCAAAGATCTGGGAATGTTCTTCGCCATACTTTGCGTATTCCAAACCAAATAAAGCATTTAGTCCGGGTAGTAGCTCTTTAAGGAGCTGGGCGCGTGAAATAGCCATTTGTTATTCCCTCTTAAATGCCGGTTAGGCTGTTCATCTGATGACCTGCGTTCCACTTAACGAGAGCTTCAGTGTAACCACCGGATACATTTTTGGTTTCTTCTACTAACGACACAATCCGTAAAGGCAGAGTGTTAGTTGTAGCCGTAGTGTCAGAAATACCACATCGGGAATTTCCAGTAGCGGTATCGCCAACATTGTTGATCATTGCTACGTTTGCGCCAAGGTCTGTAATTGCGAGATCGCCGATAACTGGGGTTGCACCCGCAGCTGAAGACAAAACAGCAACTTTAAACAGAACATCGGTAGCATCAGCGACGTAAGCCATGATGTCAGATGCGACGGTATTCGCCGGGTAGTACTGACTGAACAACTGGTAGCCCAGTACGGGATCAGTATAAGTACAGCCTAAGAATACGCCGATAGGCGTCATTGCAGCGTCAGCAGTATCGCGTTCGACGGTGCCTCCGGTAACCAGTTGAACAGCATCACCATTAAAGATGCTCGTGGCATAGTTGCTCGCAATGCTATATTGACGAGTTACGCCCACGAAAGGTACGCCACTTACTAGTTTTACCGGAACTAGCCCAGAAGGGCCACTTACAGTTGGGTAAGCCATTATAAGCTCCTAAATTAAGTCCCATTTCCAAAAGTAACCTTCGTTTTCCGTTCATTGAACAGAGGCATACGAGGGTCATTCTCTCTCATAAGGTTGTTATCAACAGAGTTCATCTGGGAACGAGTCTGGGTGTTGTAATGTTCAGACCGCTCTTCGACTAGTTCTGTCGGTGCTTTACATAGCATCAAACCACCAATCACGATGTTATCTTTGAAGCGATCTTGTTCGATAGCAACCAAAGTAATCTCGGGATGATCATCTGCCTTGCAGGGCACCCAACCTTCGCGTAATTTCGAGGATACGTTAGTGGCATCGACCTGTCCTTGCGTGCTTACTCGAACCCAGTGAAACGCATAGCCCGGCTCGGGATTTGGTGATGGTAACACCTCAGGGCGCGACCAAGCCTTTTTGCGGGTTGTGCTTTCTTGGGTTTCTAGCTCACGATCAATTCTGTTCTTAGCCATTACTGTTTCCTCATATCTAATGCAACCTGTTTGGCGTATTGTTCAGGGGTAAGTCCTAAACGCTTTGAGAGCTGGTATTGTGTTTGCGTGAGCCTAATCTTCTTAGGCGCTGTGCTCCGCGTAGCGGGTGCAACCACATTCGAACGTCTCTTAGGTTTTTGTACTTCCTCTGAGTCCTCGAATTTTTCGGGGAATAACTGTCGCATACGAGTATCAATTCGCTCGTAGTAGTCATCACTCTGAGGGCTTACTCCCTCGTGGACAAGTTTGTTATGCAACCCCAAAGCGAAGCTTGTCATCTCGATGTCTTGGTTAAACCAAGTGTTGTCTTGTTGCCAAGACGCCGCCTTAGTATCAACCTCGATTGGCGCAGGGGTGGATTCAGGTTCTACTTTTACAGGAGTTTCTTCTGTCTGTAAAGGTGGTAACTTAAAATTGTTTAATCTATCGACCTTATTCTTAGCATTCGATAGACTTTCTTGTGCATTCAGTACACCGTCGGCGTCTCCAGCTTCATACGCATCCTTGTATGCTTTCTTAGCTGCGATATGGTCTGCTGTCGCGGAACGCTTAGCTTGCTCAAGTAGTGCTGTCTGGTTCTTGTTTACACTACCTTTAAGCTCTTTGTTCTCATCGACGAGTTTCTGTGTCAGACGCTCTAGTTCTTCACGCTCTCGTAGTGCGGATTCCTTAGCTCTACGCTCATCGTGGTATCCCTTACTAAAGTGCTGGATACGTTTGCGAACTTTGTCCGAGTAGTCTTCAAGCTCATCATCGGTTATTTCTTCCGGTGGCTCAGACGGTTTCCGGTTACGATCTGCTTTCGGTGTATCATCAACGACTTCTACGTCATATTCGGCGTCATCGTCCTCTAATTCGACTTCCGCTTCCGCTTCAGCTTCTTTAGCTTTGGCCTTAGCTTTCCGACCGCCGATGTCCACTTCGATAGCACTAGACGATTCTATCTCGATGTCTCGTTCTTCCGCTTTGGGAAGTTCGTACTCAACTTTTTGAAATGCCATGAGTTATCTCCTATATAGCCATGATGCCGCTAGGGTCTGGAATTACTGCTTCTACCGAATCATCGTTCATCAGTCGAAACTCCTTACCATTCACCTTAAAACGCGTACCTGTGTTCATACGGAACATAACGTAGTCACCTTGCTTACACCAAGGGCCTTCAGGAAAGCGGTCTGTATCTGAATAGGCGTCGGCACCCATGTCTACTACAATGCCCATTATCGACATGATGTACTCTCTGTGCATCACATCTGTAGTTTTTAATAGCTCTGTACCTTTGTAGTACTCTTCTACATCAGGTAGCGCTATTAATAGTCGGAAGCCTGAGGGCTTAGGGAGTTGTGCTTCCCACTCTCCGTCAGTAAGCTCGCGGTCTTTTAATTTCGGTTCCGCTGAAGCTTCAGCTTCCATCTTCCGTTTTAGGGCATCAGGTACTGCAATAATAGAATCAGTCATCGTCTTGTTCCATATAGTTACGCGAGAGGTCCGCTAGATGTTGCTTGCTGGCTTCGAGACCCCGAATTAAGCCAACAATTTCCCGATACGCCGGAAAGTCTTTAGCAGACCCTCCAGTAAGGAAAGTAGTCGCAGACTCTATGTCTGCGTTGATATTCTCTGCGAGCACGTCAAAGACGGTCTTAGCCATGGTTATTTCCTGTTATTTTTGCCGGACGTCAACTTCGCTAGTTCTAGGTCTATCTTGTTGCTGTCTCGGCGTCTATCCGCAGCCAGTTGTACTCCCGATTTCTCGGCTTCCATCTGGAGTTCTTGTTGCTCTATCTTCACGCGTTCCGCATCTAGCTGTGCGGATGCCTGAACTTGCTGGGCTTTGAGTTGTAGCTCAGCTTGTTTCATCTGCATATCGGCCTGATCCTTCTGGGCCTTACGCTGTACTTCTTGTTGTTTGATCTGTAGCTCAGCTTGCTGCATCTGCATAACAGGATCTTGCTGCTGTTGCTCAGCCTGCTTCTGCGCGGCTTCTTGCTGGTGCGTCTGGGTAAGCTGCTTACCGGCGTCCGCCATGAGACGTGCGAGTTCCATTTCGATGCTTTCTGGTAACTCTTCGTTCGGTGGTGGTAGTTGAACGCCTAGTTTTTCTTCTATCTGCTTGCGATAGCTAAACCCGAGGTGTTCAGCAAGGTGTGCCTGCAACGCCATCATGATCTTCTGCCCTTGCGGGTTTTGACCAATAGTCTGCGCGATCATTGGGTCTTGCATAAATGACTGGTGTACCGCCATATGTGCGTCGTGGTCTTGGTTTATAAACGCGTGTACGGGTTTACCGTTTAGGGCGTCCATGTTTTCGCTGACCGGATCGGTCGGTTTGGCATCGTCCTGTGTAGGAACGAGTTTGTCGGCGTTCTTAACGCCTAGTACTTCAATCATCTGTCGGTGGAGCTGTGGTAGGTCGTATATCTGAGGAGCTTGCTGCGACATCTGTAGCACTGCTTGGTACTGAACTACACGTTGCGCCATCGTAGAGCTGTTCGGATCACTGACGGGGATTACATCCACCATCGCATAGTCTTCTTGACGTGCGCTTATCTCGCCCCTTTCTGGCTGGTAGCCATACTCTTCGGGAGCGTGCTCTGCCATGATCGCTTTGAGGAGCTTAAACTCCTGCTTCATGGCGTAGTGGACCCGAGCCTGTACTGCCGCCATAGGTTTCAGCGTACGCTCTAGGAGAGCCAGTGTGGTGCCTACAGGAGCGTTAGCAGACATGTCCGAGATGTTCATGTCACTAATAGCACCAAGACGCCGACCTTCCGTCGTGATCTGGTTAAGTAGGGCTAGTAATGTCTGGCTCGGCTCTTTATAAGGAAGCGGCATGATGTTGTCACGGATAGATCCAGACGGTACATCTACATCTTTCCATTCACCGGGTTCAATCGGTGTATCATCACCCTTAATACGTAACCCACGAGACTTCAATCCGCCGGGGAGGTTAGATAGCGTACCAGCGTCCACCAGCTGCCGTATGAGCGACGTTCCCGCTCTAGCGTACCCGCCGATAATGTGGATGAGTCCAAGGCCGTAGAAGCCGAATCCGGGCACGTATACGTAGTGTACGAAATGCTGACGTTTTAGCATCAGTTCGTCTTCTTCGTACCAGTTACGGCGAATTGCGAGGACTTCCCCAGTGCCACGTTCAATAGTTACGATGTAAGGTTTTGCGATCTCTTCTTCGTCTTCATCAACACCGTCAATGATCAGGTCGGCGTGGATCTCGTATACTGTGAAGCGATCGTCATCTGTTGTAGAGAAGCCACCTTCTTCAGCTTTCTTCTCTTCAATGTCTGTGTGGTACGCCTGTGGCTCTCCTAACTCTACGTCTCGGTAGAAACCAACGCTCTGAAGCTTCTTCAGTTCGTTCTTAGTCTTACGCATTATGTGCGAAACACGCTCTGCGGACTCAATATGTGACGCGCCGTACGGTACAATGACGTCTTCTGCGGGGATGTATATAGCTACTTGACGCCCCAAATTCGGGTCAAAATAGACCTTTTTGAACGCTGAACCCGCCAAACCTAGGCTGTATAGCATACGTTCGTGCTCTGGACGGTACTCAACCATACGTTCTGTAAGTTCGTAGTTCATATCCGCTTTTACACGCTCAGCGGCTTCGACCTTATCTTTATTCTCTTCACCGAGGATCTTAACGCGGACTGGGCCAGCGGCGGGGAATGTCTCGCTCATAGTCTCTGCTTGGAACCGGATCGCCGCTTCTGCTAAGACTGCCGAGTGTACTCCACAGGCACCTTCCCAAGGATCTGTACGTTCTTCGTACTTTAACCCTAACGTGTCCAAACCTTTTACAAAGGTGTCGGCCCACTCTTTGCGGCTCTCGATGTCAGCTTCTACAAGACCTATCAGGTCTCCAGATAACTCACGCAGTTCGCCCTCATCTAGGCCCTCTGCCAAGTTAGCATCGAATCCTAACAAATCAAACTCATCGGCGTCTGGGATTATCGTTATCTCAACTGAACCGTCGTCTAAAATCACAGCCTCAGGATCGATTATCTCGATCGCAAGTTCCGTGCCTTCTTCAGCTGCGCTGTCGTCCAGCTCAAATTCTTCGGTCAAACCCATGGGGGCTGAATATAAACCTTTTTCGATTGCCATTGTTTAGTCTCTCAGTAAAACCCGCCGCGCCGGTGGCGGAAGTATTGTTGTTCTTCAGGCTCGTCAGTAGGTAGTCGAATAAACCCGCCCTGCCTAAATCGCATAAGCGCCATCACCGTTGAGTCAACTAAGTCATCATGACTCATAAAAGGGAACCCGGCAATCTCTTCTACTACTTCTTCAGCCCACCTAGTAGCGGGAACCCAGCAAATGCCAGATGATACAATATCAGCGACAGAGTTTAAACGTGCCAACTTATCGCCTGACCCCCTGTGTGGGGTATATTCAGTTACTGGTACGCCCATTCGGCGCATTTCTTGGTATAAGGCTACACCCGAACTCTTTTTCTCTACAATAAACGAGTCAGGCTGCCACTCAGAGTACTCTTCCAGAGCCATTTCTTTAAGTTCTGGAAACTCCATACGCTTCTTTATACTATTAAGCAAGATAATATTGTACGCATTCGTCTCTTCGTAGAAAAAAACACCCCAAGTTGTCAGTGCCGTGTAGTCAGCGCGGTTATGTGTCTCGGCTGCGGAGTCCAAGGACATGATGACGTACTCGCACTTGGGGGGATTCTCCTGATCCCATATCTGCCACCAATCCCGCTTAATAAGTGCCGCTTCTTCTGCCGTCGGCTGTTGTTGGTACTGCGAATTCCACTGAAACGCTGGCATAGACGCTTTAGTACGTAACAACGCCTCTAAGTCAAAAAACTCAGGCCACAACGGCTTTTCTACGTGCTTATTAGTTTTGGGGTTTAGAACCTCTAGTATAGCAGGGAACTCAACAACTTCATATTGATCGGACCTATCGTTCTTGGACATGTCCCGAACAACACGCCCAGTCAAATCATCCATATGCCACCGAGTCTGTATGATTGCTACACGGCCACCCGGCATTAGTCGAGTTCGTGCACCAAAAGTAAACCATTCGTAGGCTTTCTCAAATACGATGAAGTTTCCGTTGATCACATCCTGCTCAGAGTGGGGGTCGTCAATCAACAGGAGATCTGCACCTCGACCTGCTAGGGCTGACCCGATACCACACGCATAATATTCTCCGCCAGCGTTAGTATTCCACCTTCCTGCTGACTTACTATCCTGTGCCAGTCTAACGGTAGGAAATATCGCGCTGTACGCATCTGTAGCAATTAGGTTACGAACCTTACGTCCAAAATCCACAGCCAAATCGGTAGTATGAGATACCATCATGACTTTCTTGTTGGGATTACGTCCTAGGAACCACGCTGGGTAGAAAATAGACACCAACTGTGATTTGCCGTGACGTGGTGGGATGTTAACGCATACTCGGTCTTTGTCGCCGCTCTCGATAGCCATGAGCATATCTGCAAGTATTCTGTGGTGCTTACCCACAAGAAACTCAGGCATCATCATCTGGCAAAACTCGATCAGATCATCGTACGCAGCTTTACTCGCCTTACGTGTTGTAAGCTCATCCGCCATACGGTCAATCTCGATCACTTCATCGTCCGAAAACGAGTCCAGATTAGCCAGCATCTGTTCAATATCGGCTTCTGTGAAGTCTAGTACGTCATCATCCATCGAAATTTTCAGTCTCCCCTACCTCGTCGTCGTCGGCGTCGTCAACGTCGTCTTCGTCGTCGGCACCCAACATAGCATCAACGTCTATAAACGTAGCTTCTTCTACTTCTTCGGGGTTGACTAGCTTCATCAGCTTGTTACGGAGGCGTTCTTTGATGTCATCGGTCGTCTGGTGCGTGATCGTGACCTCTGTCTTCTCTGCAAACAGCCCCACATCGGATATTTTACCGAGAAGCTCCAGTGCACGGATACGTACTCGGGCATCCGGGTTCATAGTTTCGTCAATTAGCTTGTTCGTAACGAGGTGTCGTATCTGCACCGAACTCTCTACCACCGAGTGGCCGAATTCCTTGAGGATATTACCCGTTATTATGAGGGAGGCCGGGGTTAGTGTGGCCGCTCTCTTGTTGTTAACTTTCTTAGATGTCTTTTCGGGGTCTTCGGCGTACGCCAAAGCCAATTTTGCTGCCGTATCCTGATCTTCTTTAGTGGGTTCCACGTCTAAACCGTGTTCTGAGAGGAGCATAGCGGAGTTACATGCCGCTTCTGCCCGAGCACGCAGGTCAATATACGGAACCTTGTCCGAAAAGGGGACACCGATTTCAGGGTCGAGCATTAAGGTCATTTTTACTTCCGCAGGCTATTAACCGATGGGTACGGTTATACACGAAAAATAATTTTTTGCAAGTCCATTAATATTTTGACCCGGGGGGTATCGCCATATTGAGGGGGTGGGGGTACCAAACTCAAAAAAATGGCCATTGTTCCCACGTATTAGTAATTCATAGGAGCCGCAGGATTCCTACGCCACAAAGTGGTTGGTGGGGGGTAGGTGGGGTTGTCTTTGGCCGCTTTTCCCCGCGTCGCTGGCCGGTTAGCTTTTTTGTTAGTGCGCCACTAACAGCGCGAGGAATGGCTAAACTTATCAGTCTGTTAGTTTATCTATTGATAAGTTATCAGGTGTTAGCTATAGTGGTTGCATATTCAGCGAGGGGCTGGATATGTTACCCAACTAACTAAGAGAGAACTATTATGAATAAGCTAAACACTGCAACCGCTACCCGTATCACCGCTGCCGTATCTGCTAGCAGCAAGGCAGACAAGTCAATGGTATCGGCCATCGATACCCTGATAGCTGAAGGCTTTAAGAGCACTGACTTTATATCACCCAAGACGAAGGACACTAAGAGCACGGCGAGTGAGGAGTTGTTCGATAGTATCAATGCCGCGATCATAAAAGGCTTTCCTGCTCCTACTCAAGCACTACTGATAAAGAACACTAAGAGCTTGTCCGATAGCCAGAAGGCAAGCAAGCGATACGCTCAGCAACAAATTGGCGCCAAACGCAATGACTTCAAAAGCGCATTAGAGAAGCGCACTAAGAAGGAAATTGAAGGCAGCACCAGTCGAACACGGACACCAGATCAACGTATCCGCGACAGCTTGAACGATATCTTGAAAGTGTGCGCCGGTTTAGAGGAACCAAAATTCGATATTATCAAAATGCGCCAGCAAGTACTGGCCGCGATCAAACTACTATAACTAATAAGGGGCGACGATAGTCGCCCCACTATTCGAGGTGAACAATGAAACACGTTATCACGGCATTACTAGGATTCTTACTAGGCTTCTTACTAGGCTTTATCATGATCAACGCAATAACCGGTTGCCAGTCTTGGGACGAAGAGCACTGGACCGAGTACAGCTCCTGCATCACCCCAGCTATGATCTGGGGTGTCATGTAACCCGCTTCGGCGGGTTTTTTTTCGCCTCGATTTTATCGGGCATTGATACCAGTTCCTCAGGTCGCGTTGCGCGAGCCGATAACAACGGGTTGTCTATACATGTTTGGCTATATATATATATAGTTAATCCGGGTTGTCTATACACGTCACCTTGATATAACACACTAGGACTTGTTAGTGCGTCACTAACAAAGATATGGCGGAGGATTCTTACGTCGTGATACCAGTTCCTCGGGTCGCGTTGCGCCAACGCAAAACAGCCATATTTGTAATGTTCGCGTTCTAGCCTTAGTGCCCCGTGTACTGTACGAAAAAGGGGGGTAATGTTCTTGTATTGTACGTTTTTTAAAGGCCCTAAACGTACAATGTAGTTTCGTGACATTTTGTTGTAGGCACTAGTAAGCACCGACGAAACATACCAGCGTCAAAGTATCGAGGTTTATCTATATATACTTATTCTTAATATCAATATATAAAGTACGTTTTCCACGAAATTGGCTCCCAACCTTTTTGCCGCTCGAAATGACTGTACGTTTTCTTGCGTCTTCGGACCCCCTCTCAGCAGGTCTCTCCTATCTGCGCAAAAGCGAACATTCGAACAGTACTTATAAATCAATGACTTAGGTCACTTCACTGTAAGAACAATACACTAAACACAAGAACATTACACAACTCGACACGTTTTGGCATCCTTTGACATTCTTCGCTACTTGTGTCATAATATGTATCTCGGTGGGGGTTCTCACAGTTAGTTAGTCAGACACCGCCCCTCGCGCCCCACCGAGCCTTAAACCAACTGGAGTACACTGTTATGAACCATACAACGCAGCAACACAATGTTAGTGAGCCACTAACAACTAACAAAGCACCACAGGCTCCAACAGCACCATCTATCGCATCTTCATCGATGTTGGTAGAGTTAAGTATCTCTACATGGACAGCGCGTAAGTTAGACAAGCGGGCGTCAAAGGACATCACCTCACAGAACTATGCAGCAGCAGGTGTGGCCAACGTCAACAAAAAGCTACTGGGCAACTGCGCAGAGCTAGATGCAGTGCAGAAGTTCACCGCTAATGTCCGTAACCTACACTACTCTATGACTATGCCATGGTCTGATACCGGAATGCGTCTTCTGCCAACTGCGGCGTATTTCAAGTATCACCAGACCATGACAGAGGTGCAGAACGAGTACGAACGTCTTGTAGCACAGTTTATTGATGCTTATGACTGGGAGATCAGTCAAGCGCAGGCCAACTTAGGTAACCTGTTCTCCCGTGAGGAGTACCCCGAAGCGGCCAGCATTGCGCAGAAGTTTAAGTTCCGGTTCTCATACATCCCACTGCCAGAAGCAGGTGACTTTCGCGTCGATGTTGGTAACGAGGGGAATCAGCAGGTCAAAGACCATTATCAAGCGTATTACGAGGCCCAGTTACACAGTGCGATGCAGGATGTGTGGCAACGTGCATACAAGGCACTAACAGCAATGTCCGAACGGCTCGACTATGGTGACAGCGGACAGAAGAAGATCTTTCGAGACACGCTGGTGTCTAATGTGCTCGACATAGTAGATCTGCTAGACGTGTGCAATATCACCAACGATTCACAGATGTCGGCATTGCGTCTGAAGCTAGAAAACACACTGCGGGGGATTACACCAGATGCATTACGGGAGGATGGGTATCTCCGCGCCGAAACGAAACGTGTGGTAGATGACGTTATCAAAGCACTACCATCACTTGACATGTAAGTTAGTGACACACTAACAACTATTCTGAGGAGAATAATATGATTACATTACGATCAATCGAGATATACGACGCAGGTAACGGTCTAGCACGAGCAGCGGGTGTTTATATGGACGACGACGACTATGTGCCAGCTGGGTACCTGTACCCTGACATTGTGGAGATAGTACCTGCGTCACCGTATTGGCTAGTCAAGAAACAGGTCGAGCGTATGGCAGAGCTGGAAGGTGTGAAGGTATACAACCACATAGCGATGCACGCTGGTGTACCACTCGACGAGTCCTTAGCTAAGATGAAGTTTACAACCACCCAATAATAAGTTAGTGAGTCACTAACACTAGGAGAACTACTATGAACAAGTACCGCGAAGCACTACAGCAAGAGTTTGCCAAGTACGGATTCGCTGGATGCCCACTGACTGACGAGCAGATTGCAGATCTGCACCAGCGCAACATCAGTATTCAACAGGCATACAAGATCGGATGCGACACCAACAGCGGATTTACTTACACCGACTCACTAGGAGAACTACTATGAACAATGCAGCCCAGATGTACGCCCTCGGTCTTGACCAGATCATGTCAGCTATCAAAGCAGGTGGTACCAAGCGTACCGTACTGATCCAAGGCCACATGGGTACCGGCAAGTCCTCGCTACTCAAGATGTTAGCAGGTGAGCTACCGACTCACACCCCGTGTTACTTCGACTGCACGACTAAGGATCTCGGTGACATATCCATACCGAAGCTGGCCACCATGTCAGAAGAAGCGGGTACAGACTATGTATCGTACGCCACCAACGAGGAGTTAGGTGCACACCTCGACAAGCCGATCATCCTGATGATTGACGAGTACGGCAAGGCGAACCCCGCCGTCAAGAATGCCATGCTGCGACTGATGCTCGAACGTAAGATAGGATCGTATGAGTTACACGAGGACAGCGTTGTGTTTGCGACGACCAACCTCGGTGCCGAAGGTGTCGGTGACTTGTTACCACCCCATGCCCGTAACCGGATGACTGTTATTACGGCCCGTAAGCCTGACCACATGGAATGGATCGAGTGGGGTATCAACAACGGCATCGATCACACACTACTGGGCTGGTGCAAGGATAACCCACACCTGTTTCATGGCTTCGAAGATATCAAGAACCCAGATGATAACCCGTACATCTATCATCCCAAGCAGCAGCGTCCAGCGTTTGTTACACCTCGGTCACTAGAGGCGGCGTCCGACTGGCTCAAGACTCGCGAACAGTTCGATGATCAGACACTAACAGGTTTACTTATGGGTACTATTGGTGACCGAGGCGCGATGGATCTGATGGCGTTCGTCAAGCTGGCCGATCAGTTACCGTCACTCGAAAGTATCAAGCAGGATCCGCTTAACGCTAAGGTGCCTGACTCTGCCTCTGCGGTATGTATGGTGGTATACCGTAGCCTAGCAAGTCTCGACAAAGATTGGGTAGATGCGTGGATGGACTACATGCCACGACTGGACAAGGAAGCGCAGGGTATGTTTGCTAACGGTGTCCGTACCCCGAAGTATGCCAAGCAGCAGCTGATCATGACCAATAAGAAGTTCACACAGTGGGCCATGAACAACAACTACATGTTCGCAGCAGACAAGAAATAGTTAGTGCGTCACTAACAGGAGAATGAGTATGTTATCTATCGGAAAACAACTTACACAAGAACAACGGTTATCCAAAGCAGTAGTGGATATTATGGGCAGTCCGAAGTACATAGCCCTAGCGGGTGTACTTATGATCGGGGATCGCAGCATAGACGATGATGTCCCGACAGCCTGTACTAATGGGCGTGATGAGAAGTACGGACGTGACTTCATCGACACACTTAACGACCCAGAGCTACGGTTCCTAGTACTGCACGAGTGTTACCACAAACTCTACCGGCACCTCACTACATGGCGGCACCTGTACGACGAGAACCCACAGCTAGCGAATGTAGCGTGTGACTTCGTTATCAACTGTAAGCTTTTAGATGACAACCGAGATGGTTGGGCGACGTTACCCGAAGGCGGCTGCTACGATCCGAAGTACCGGGGCATGGACAGCGCGAAGGTATACAGCATGCTCAAGGAAGATGGCGACAACGGTGAAGGTGCCGGGGGTATGGATGAGCACGACTGGGATGGAGCGAAGGAGCTTACTCAGGAAGAACAGCGGGAGCTGGCACGAGATATAGACGAGGCGATACGTCAGGGTGCGTTGATCGCCGGTAAGCTGGGCACTGGGGGTGATCGTGACTTAGCCGAACTACTCCAGCCCCAGATAGATTGGCGTGAGGTACTGCGCGACTTTATATCTACAACGTGTGCAGGTAATGACTACTCTACATGGCAACGTCCTAACAGAAGGTATGTTGCAGGTGGTTACTACATGCCATCAGGTGTTAGTGAGAGTGTGGGTGAGCTGGTTATCGCCATCGACACATCAGGATCTATTGGACATACCGAGCTTAGCCACTTCCTATCCGAAGTGAAGAGTATATGTGACACCGTACACCCCGAAGCTGTACGTTTATTGTACTGGGACAGCGCGGTTTGTCAGGATGAGAAATATTTGATGCACGAACTCGATGATCTCATCAACACTACTAAGCCAGCAGGTGGTGGTGGCACGAATGTGGAATGTATCCCAGCGTACCTGACCGAGCACGGCGTCAAGCCACAAGCCGCCATAGTATTGACAGATGGATACCTTGGGGGTACATGGGGTAACTGGTCATGCCCCGTACTATGGTGCATCTTAGACAATAAACATGCCAACCCAGACGTAGGCGTAACGGTAAACATTAATTCAGGAGATATGTAATGATGACTTTCAGACATAAACTTGTTAGTGAAGCACTAACAGAAGAGAAACGATGGACATCCGGTTGGGCAGAGGCCGAGCAATCAGAGTCTATTAGGATACTAAAGAGTAACATCGCCTCAAGTGTCCGGGGTATGCAGTTTATAATGCGGGATCGTGCCTCACTGTATATGTATATAGAGGGTAACCCGTACTGCGTAGGTTGGGTATCCGCTGGGCAGAAACCCGAACCTTTTGACGGGGAGCAAAGTAGGTGGAGTACTGAGTACACCATCAGTAGCCCGAATATAGCGAACAACCGGTACTCTGACTATAACGACGCTTACTATACGAAGACGACGGGTAGCTGCGCCACCGCACTGCGCCACATTAAGCGGTACATGCGACCTTACAGCCCACAAGATATGTTGAAGGTAACCTTTTCAGACGTAGTGAGTAAGGTTACTAGCGTGGCGTATACGGCTCGGCAGGACTTACGAGCGTCCGTAGAGACGATGTTTAACATATCATCCTATACACCTGACAGCCCACTACTTACAGAGCTACGACATCTGGTAAAAGCTGGACATACGTTTCTAAGCCCAGCGTTCAGTGCAGACTTAGCGAAGTACTTCGAGCTAAAGGATAATAGTAGTGCGCTGTCTGGTCGCGAGGTACCGATGTGGTTCGTTCGTGTTTATGAGTGCATGGGTGCTCAGAAGTTTGAGACTGTATATATCGGCAATGCGACATCCGCGTATACATCGGCAATGTCTAACACAGTAGATCGCTACGAAGCAGACAACCTACCGGATCACATCATGGGTAAACTATCTGTCCTTAACATGTTAGGCGATGGCGAGTACGTCGATGGTGTAGGGTACCGCGCCGGTGAAGGCATGTTCTATGTGGTGGATTAAGTATGTTGGTAAGGAAGCGGTTAGGGCGCAAATGTGGCAGGAATCGATTAAGTTTAACCCGAGGTATCTCACGGTGAAGAATCCTTTTGCATCCACTAGCACCGACACTGAGTGGTACTGGGTAGGTGATAACGGTGGATCTATACAGGATGATAACATATACCGCGTTATCGTACTGGAGGGTACGAAACCTGTCGGTGTGATATGTTTAGGTATAGATAAGCTTGACACTCCGCTGGATGCTACATATCCTTCGGTAGATGCGTTGCCTTTGTGGGTACAGGAGAAGTTAGCAGTACTAATGCTGACCAGTGCAGTGCCCCCCACAATAGACATTGTGGGTATCGGACGTAGGATAGACGTCAACGTCTATTGGGTTTATAGATAATGTTAGTGACGCACTAACACGGGGGGCCACCAGCCCTTCGGGAACTGGTATCAAAAAAGAGGAACTAAGTTATGACTACTAACACAAAGCAGGAAATCGCGGAATATCGGGAGCAGATAAAGATGCTCATCGAGACAGTCGACATACTAGCAAGTAGTAACATGTCCCCCCAAGTAGTGGAGACGTTATTAACAAGCGCCCATTGGACGCTAGACAAGTACCCCCAAGAAGAGCAGGAGAACTAAAGATGAAAAAACTAATTGACGACATCAGCGGGTATACATTCACATACCGTGCTGGGATACCACACAGATACCAAGCCGTGGCATCTGCGGTACGGTACGACTGGTCACGGCCCAAGCTCATCGAGGCGCAGGCCAAAGCGATATTCCAC